TCTAAAAGTAAGTTATAAAAATATGCAGACTTAACATGTATAGGCATACTCTTTACAGTATTAAATTCATTGCAATCTACAGCATACTTTTCGTACCCCTTTACCCCCATAACGAACGCAAGCTCTTCGGGAGATAGACCTTTAAATATATCATACGTTTCATTAAGTATCTTATTAGTTTCAGACAAAGACTGCGTACTTAACATAGTCTCAATAATTTTTTTAGCATACGGCTTAATAGCATTAGGCATAGTAGTTCGAACTACCTCAACACCAGTATACTTAAATTTATTTTCCTTGATACCTTCATCATCTAGGATGTGCATAACGTATCTCTTCTTCTGCAAAAAGACGCCTACATCAGCAATACATTCTCGCTTAAATACAAACCTGCTATCTTTTGACAGTAAGGATTTTTTAGCCCAATCTTGTACTCCTCTATTTAAATAGTCCTCAATCTCTTGAATCTTATCATGCGTGTCTTGATGTACATCGTCTCCATCAAGAAAGTTTAAGCCCTTGCTAACAAGAGGAGTAATAGAAACATATGACGAATCCGTATCGTTGTAAACAATACATTCTTCAAGTTCTTTATCAGAGATATCCGGAACTTCTTGTTTAATAAATTCCTTGATAAGCTCATTTGAATATTTAATAACAGCTTGACCGGTAAGCGTGACAGAAGATGCAATATCATCATCACCAATAGGAGCATTCTTATTACCCATATATCCATAACACGAGTTAATAAGAATCTTAATGACCATTTGCGAAGTGTTTAGTCTTTCAACTTCATACTTTGCATCTGTATACTCTGCAGAGTCTTTCTTGAGTTTTTTGAGCTTAGTTTTAGCTTTGAATAATTCTTTCTTAATCTTTACACGTTGATTGTAATAGTGCTCGAGAAACTCAGGTATAATACCTTTCTTCTTTTGAGTAAAAAGGAACCCAGCTTTAGACAACGCGCACTCTTCGTCTTTTAGGAACTTTACAAAGGCAGGTTTATCAAGCTCAAACACTTTACCTGTTACATGTTGTATAACAATTTTATCGTTAGTAGTCTTTTCAACTCTTCCAACCTTAGTTTCAGGAGAAGTATTCAAAGATATCATCACGTTCGGGTATAGAGAGTTAGCATCAAACGATACAACATGATTCTTAAAACCTTGCTTAGGTTCAGCAACATAAGCGCCAGGATTCTTACCGGTATCAGCATTACGTAAAAATGTAGCAATGACTTCACCTCTTTGCCTTGCTCTAATACAAAGAGCACCGTTAATAACTTGAATAGTTCCCATCGCACCCTCTAAGGTCGTTAGCCCAACATAAGACAGCTTACGTAGTAAAGGAACATATTGAAGTTTTTCTTCTAGTCTTACTAACAGGTTAACGTCTTGAATGTTATAGTCAATAAACGTATCCCAATCTTCATCAGATAAAGTAGCAAGATTAGTATCACCGTAATCAATCTTTCGTTGACCTAGTTCAACTTCACCAATAGCATCTAACTTATAAGACTCACGAAGCTTTAAACAAAACCGTTTATAAACATCAAGGTAATCCAAACAAGCAATACCATCAATATAGTATCTTTTTAGATCACGGCCAAACTTACCCTTTACAGCTCTAAAATGAACCCTACCGAGAGGAGATAATCTATCAACATAATCTTGACCTAGTATACGTTCGATTCGATTAATAATATAAGGTATATCAAAGAACTCAGAGTTCCAACCACTCAAAATATCCGGATAATCACTTTCAAGATATTCAATAAACCGTATAAACATTTCACGTTCATCTCTACAATGTACATAGTTTAAATTATCAGCACCTTTACCGTTATACGGTTTAATACCGAACGTATGAAACTTCTTACTGAAGTTATCATAACAAGTTATAACGTTTACTATGTGAGTCGGATCTTCAGGATCAGGAAACGAATCCGGGGAATATGTCTCAATATCAAGTAAACACGTCTTAAGCGGATTAGTGCTAAACTCCGGTTCTTCGTTTTGCTGCCAGTACAAATCAAGCAAGAATTGCTGAGCAGGAGGCATGTTCTCAAACACACGTTTTATATTCGAATCACGAACAAATCTAGAACGATCAAAACTAGTATTAAACTTACGCTTTGATACTTTAGTACCGTAAATAGACGTTTTATCACCCGCAGCATTTTCAACATAGAGATAAGGCTCAAAAGAGCACTCGTGCATTACACGCTTACCGTCTTTATCCCAAGTAAATAAATTTACACAACGGTTTCTACCGTTATAAACAACATTACGATATGACATCTACTACTATTATAATAGTATAGTTCCTAATTCCACTCTCTTAAGTATCGTCTTTCGGAACTTCCGTATGGTGTATTTAGAGCTTCAAGATGTGCTCCAATATTTGCATCTAACTCTAGAATTCTCTTTTCACCTATAGATCGGAGTTTATATACATTTTGCATGTACTTATTTTTCTTATTTGGTCTCAGGATACGTTCAATCTTATCTTCGAATTCCTCTACCGAACTAAATTTTAAATTCCCTGGAGCGTTACTATATGTTTCCATATCTTGACATAGACATGGTATACCTAATATACAACCTTCAATATATTTAATATCTGATTTAGCACGATTAAAGTCGTTAACTTGCAACGGTGCTACCATTAATTGTGCTCTTAAACTATTAATAAAAGATGGATATCTTAATAAGGTTTGCCAATTATAAAATTCAATTTTTTGTTGCTGTACTAAATCTGCTAACTGTGGGGGAAACGCACCAACAAAAATCCATTGATACTTATCAACAGTTTTTCTTACAAAGTCTCGTACTTCAGATAAATCATCCTTACCACCAGTTTTATTATCTACATCATAATGAGCCCCTGATCCTGTATACAGTATACGAGGCTTTTTTTTGTTTTGAACAAAATGTCTTTCAATCTCTCTAGGATTAAAAAGCTGACCCATCCAACCGTGCGGTATAAAGTTTGGAATAACAGTAATATTTTGCTGGCCTGTTTTTTCTTGATAAAGCTTTCTCATAAAGTCACATGTTACAGTAACTTCATCCACTAAATTAATTATATCAACACAATTTTGTCGTATTTCATCTGTATCAAATGCAAATTTAAACTTATTATAGTCGGGTATAACTTCCCTAAATACGACATCATCAACTTCATACATTATTTTGAATCCATATTCTTGCTGGATCTGTTTTAAGTATTTAATAAACTCGAGTTGATGACTTGAAGCTTGTCGTTGTAGCTTTACTACCTTTACCCCCTGGTACCATTTTGGATCAGCCACCATAGCAGTAGTAGATTGTGACATACCGTCGCCTCTTGCATTAATTGTTGCTTCCGGCCAAAGTATCCGCCAATGACCACATCCAGAATAGTCTGCAAGGTAATTAACATACCTAGGTAGATCTGCTTCCGTTGGAGTAGGAGCCTTTGGATTAAGTGATACACCTGGCATTCGTGCTTGTTGCCCTACTATTGGGGCAGCTACTGGTGCCACCATTGGTTGCGGATAAGGAGACGGAGTAATCATCTTATTTATATAGGTTAAAGTTCCGTATAATCTACCCTCTTAGTAATACCGTTCTTCTTCTCAAGATATATTACATCACCAGTTACAGCTTTAATTGACTCTTTGCGGTGCGAAATAACTATTGAACATTCATCAAGCTCTTCAACTCTATCCTGCAGTATGCTTGTAATTAATTCGATACCTTTTTCATCAAACGATGAGTCGAACAGCTCATCATAGATTGCAATATTGTACTGTACCCCACCTTGCAGCCTACGTATATCTGAAAAGGTAAATAGGCATGCTAAGTCAATTGATTTACGTTCAGCACCTGAAAAGTTAAAATAGGAACATACTTTATTTTTTTCATTAAGAATCTCTTCCTCAAAATATTCATTAAAGATACAAATTGAGTTTGAATCCAACCTTTTAAGATAATGTAGAAGTTTACTATTTAAGAGTTCCAATAACTTATTAACAATATAAGATTTTACACCTTCCTCTGAAACTACATACTTAACAATATCAAGCTTAGCTAATTCATCTCTATATTCTTCAACTCTACCTTGAAGCTTATCAACACGCTTCTTAGTTTCAACAATAAGAGAATCAAAATCAGTTTCAGTCGACTCTATTGCCTCTAAATCACCTTTTAACTCCTCCTGCCATTTATCTAACTGCTCGATTCGTTGTTCAATATTTTTCTTATTTTGTTCTTGTAGTCTTGCTTCAGATATCTTGTTTTGACACTGACTTATAGCTCTTGCAAATCTATCTTTTCTTACTCTTAATTCCTTAAGTCCATCAGAGTAGTTTTTAATATTGTCAATTGCCTCGTGAATATACTCTTTGAGATTTTCTTTCTCTTTAGCTATTAACTCTGCATCGTGCTCTTCCATAGGTCGAAGACATACTGGGCATTTTTCTTCCTCTGTACCCATCTTTTTATATCTTTCCTTTCTTTCAGCAGCTAAAGCTTTATTACGAGCAACAGCTTCTAGATTAGTTTCGATTCTTATATCTTGATCTGAAACAGCCTCTTCAAGAGAAGATATTTGATTTTGTATCTTATTAATATCTACTTCTTCGACTTCGTTGAGTTCGTTTTCGAGCCTTTCTTTTTCTTCGGTATTATCTTTTTGACGACCGAGATACTTTTCTCTTTTATCTTTTCTTGTTTGAAGGATTCTTTGTTTTTGATCTTCATAATTTTTATATGCTTTATCAATCTCTTCTAACTTAGTTAACTGGGTATCATGCTCTTTCGAAATTTCATTATACTCAGTACGCAGCATTGTTAACATCGTACTGAAAATTTCCATACCAAAAATATCCTCAATAAACTTTCGTTTTTCAATTTTATTTTTAGCCATAAAAGGAACTGCATTGTTTACAGTCATAATGACACAGTTTTGAAATATAGAAGGTGAAGCACTTAACACGCTGTTAATATAAGCAGTTGTATTTTTAATACTATCACGAGTTCTATCAACTCCATCTTTAAAAATTAAAACCTTTGAGGGAGATAAAGTACGAATAATTTTATAGCTATTAGTACCCTTAGGTGAATCTAGTTCAAAGTCTAATTCAATATGAGTCTTACCGTTTGTTAAATTATTAGGTATAAGATCTTTTTTAAGTTCGCGTAATGTCTCACCAAATATAGCAAAATATAAAGCATCTGCTATAGTACTCTTACCAATAGCATTTCTACGATCTGGCTTATCTTTGTTTTTACCAGTAATAACATGAAGACCCTTACTAAACTCAACAGTTACAGGTTCTTCACCAACAGATAAAAAATTTACTATGCTAAGCTTTTTAAAGTTTACTTTTTTCATATAAGCCGAGAGTATATTTTATTATCTCTTTTTTATTCTTAATTTCAAGCAAGTTTACAAACTCTTCAATAGCTTGAGGTATATCAATACCTGAAAGATCTTCCTTATCTTCAGTATCGTCTAAAAGTCTGTTAAAATTTATATCATAATCTACCGTCAACACTTCGGGTTTTAGTAGCGTTAATTTTTTAATCAATATATCCATATCTGCTTGCGATATGTTCATATCAACTTTTAATTTTGTAATATTACCAGCAAAATTGTTTATTACCTCTTGTGTAATATTACCTTCTCTTACTAACTCACTAAGCGCTATCTTTCTATAGGATGGTGAAATAGTATTAGGAGTAAATTCATATTCTAAAGTATCTAAATCTAACACATAATAACCTTTATCATTACCAGCATCGCCAAAATCCATTTGAAAAGGATTACCAACATATAGTATTGTTCCTTTACCAAACTTCTTTTCATGTCTAGTATGAAAGTGACCCGATATAACTAATGAACTCTTCTTTAATAAATCTTTAACCTTTAATCCCTCTTCACAAACTTTGTAAGAGTTCATCTTGAAAGTTTCTATCTCAAAATGACCGAAGATAACATCACTTTCTGGTATGTCTTTTACTTTTGTGTTCCAAGGACAAAGGGTAATAGTACGATCGAAAGCTTCAATCGTATCAAAAGTATCTAAAATTGTAACATTCTGTCTTTTCTTAAAAATAGACAACGAGTTAACATCAGTTCTATGCTTATAGTAGATATCATGGTTACCAGTAATCGCAATAATATTAAAGTCACATAATATATCTAGTATATCTGCAGATACTTGCAGCGTATTAACTGATATCTCACTTCTGTTATGATGCCAATCACCGCAGAAGATTATATCTTTGATATTTTTTCGCTTACACTCGTCTTTAAACCAATGAGCCCATTCTACAGCATAATTATGCCAGTCTGAACTGTTTGTATGAACGCCGAGGTGAAGATCTGAAAAAATAGCAACTCTAGGCTTATTAATCTTCAAAAGAATTTTCCTCGTCGGGTGGTTTTACATACACGTGTCCGTGAGTATTGTCCGGATTAGACATATAATCTTCGTATACACGTTCTCTATATTTTGTAACAGCTTCATGATGTTTCTTTTCCTTCTTTATTCTATTAATAAATGCATGATATGCAATAGTAGTAAAATATGAGAAAGGATTAGTAGCTTTTTCAAAGTTAAACTTTTTATGTTTTAATGCTGAATACATTTTAATAAGTGCATCACCAATCATATCGTCTTTATACGTATAATTGATGAAGGATGCGTTATAGCTTAAACCGTATGCTATTTTTTTAATGTTTTCCGCCAAATCATCTGTAAGAATATCTGTATCGTAGTACTTTTGTAGTGATTCTTTAAAGACCTTTGGCTCTATATAATATGGTTTCTTTTCTTTTTTCTTTTTTTCGGCCATTTGTTAAATTATAGTATAAAAATTTTATTTTTCAACAATATTAGTTTCACTATACTTTATCTTCTCTATGTCGTAAATTTCTTTACGCTTTTCGCAGTGTCTAATACCATATCTAAGTCTATCGCAAAGATCAAATATAATAAGCTTAGATTTTAGGTTGTGCTTTCTCAAACCACGGCCAATTGATTGAACTGTACGTACAAACGACTTACCACCAGAGGCAAAAATAATATTATGTATATTCTTGATATTAACCCCGGTAGAAAAAATAGAACTCATTGCTACACATACAACGTTATTATCTTTCTCCATTATCCTCTTTATATCCTCACGTGTTTCTACTTCAACCTCACCTCTAATAAAGTAAATTTGCTTATCTTTACATTGAGTAAGGTATTCGGATAGATTTACCCCGTGAGAAATATGATTAACAAGTATTAGGGTGTTATTCTCAAGTTTAGAACATAGTTTAGTAATAAAATCATTTCTAAAATGACTCTCATATATGTAATCTAACTCTTCTCTGTAATAATTATCACTATTATATGGGGGTGGTATACGATAATCTAAATTTAAGATCTTAACGTTAACATTAGCAAGGTAATCTTCTATTCTAAGCTCATAACTTGTCTTTTCGTATATAACAGGTCCTAATTTACCTATAATTGACCACTTATCTAAGTTGTTCTCCGGGAGAGTACCAGTAAAGCCATACTTATTAGGTGTTCTTATTCTAGATACAATCTTACTAATCTTATTAGACGATTTTATCTTATGACACTCATCAACTATAAGTAAATCAATGTGCTTTAACCAGTCATTTTGTTCAAATCTACTTTGAACAATACCTATGTTACAGATAATAACGTTTGCAGTTAAGTCTGGCTTAATTTTACCCGTCCATTTAGTTATTTTAAAGGTAGTACCACAGTTTAAGAACTCATCATACGTTTGAGTAACTAGTCCTAAGTCTGGCACTAATACAACACACTTAAATGTATCTTTATCCTTACTATCTCTAAAATAATTTTCAATTAACGCTGCTGTTGTAAAGGTTTTACCAGCGCCAGTACCTAGAACACAAGTACCGGTACCGAGTTTAAGGGCTTTTTTGATAACATCTTCTTGATATTCCCGTAAATCAAATGCAAAGTCCTTATAAAGCTCTATATCTTTACCCACCTTTAATACTTTTTGTAATTTATCAGTAGTTTCTGTATCTTCTTTAGTTAAAAACTTCTTAATCTCCCAATATAGACCAACTTCACATGCACCACCGGGGGTTATAGCATACTTTCTTTGCGGTGCATATCGACCATACCGTCTACCAAAGCGCGCGGCATCATTTATAATACTAAAATGATGTCTTACACGGTTAAATAGATCTAGATCTTCTGTTTTTAGTAACAGCTTACGCGTTGAGGGGTTGTAATCGAAAGTTAGCATTAATATTGCTCCATTTTATTCATATCGATAACATTTTTGATCTCCCAATGCATATTACTAAGAATTTTTTCAACCTTTTCGAGATATTCTATAATAGTATCTTGTTCTTTTATGTTATCGTTAAGTTTTGCAACAGATTCATACCTTTCAGCTGCTGATTCTGCAGAAGCTTGATTAATACGTACAGGAGAATCAGCAATTACCTTCTTAACTAAGTCCTTTTTAAGCTTACTCTTCTGAGCGATCAGTTTATTGCGTTGAATCTTCGCTTCAACTAGTCTACCAACCCAAAAATGCTTACGAGCTGGGAGTCTTTGCTGTTGTTGTTTGAGGTTAAGATCGTTTAGTACAAGATCTTCACCAATTTCTTGCATATATTTTTTTAGCAATTCCACTCTATTATTATAAATATAATTATAATGGAATCAAGTGGCAAATTTGAACGTATCTTTTTAAGACTGTTAGAGCAAGATGGTTCTCCAGGTATGACTGCGGGTGCCGGTGGGTCATTTGGCGACGGCCCGTCTACTCATGATATTAAAGACTACGCAGAAGATGATGCTAGAGTGCCTAAATTTCTTGGAGCAGTACAAACACGTAAGGGTACTGCAGGTAAAAAGAAAAAGAAGAAGAAAGAGGAAAA